TTCTTGCCATTTTAAATTGTCCTTCATACAAAGTTCAGCTTATCAATCGTGTATGCGTCTGCTGGGGCAGTTTGATAAGCGATTTACCCAGATGTTTAAATCTTACTACAAACAAATAAAAAAGGGGGAATTTCTCCCCCCAATTTTTACGCTCCTGGAGAACCGAACATACCCAATGGGTCTGAGAAACCAAATGAATAACGCTCACGAGACTTGTAACGTACGTTACCAGTGTCGAAATCGCCATCCATAGAGTTTTGCAACGGAGTACGAACAAAGTGCTTCATACCGTTAGGTACATCAGTAGTCAAATACCAGCCGTTTGTATCGGTCAAGTAGTGGTTTACTGTGTATCCACCAGGGATAGAGCCGTTGTTCTTAATCGCGTTGATGTCGTTATCAGCAGTGCCAACACGCAATTCTGTCTCAAGCAAACGAGTTGCAACGAACATCAATGCAGGTGGAACAACCAATTTTACTGGCTTAGCAGCAATCAACAAACCACGTTCGTCAGTCCAAGCAGCGATTTGAATAACTGCATTTTCCAATGAAGTTTCGTTCAAGTCAGCGTTAGTTGTAGGACGATTGCTGTTTACACCACCAGAAACTAGTGGATGCTGTGTAGAAAACAATGCAACTCCATCACCACCAGCAAAGGCAGAGTTGAAGCCGTTGTTCAATACGTTTGCAGCTTTAACTTGTTTTGTATAAGCCATTGAACGAGCCAATGCCTTAGTGTAACGGCCTGATAGGCTGTCATACAAGTTGTCTTCGATAGCCTCTTCAGTCAAGCTGAAACCTTGAGCAATAGTCTCATGGTTGTAGCGAGCTGTCCAAGCTTCTTGTGCGTTGTCGTAAGCAAGTGAAGCGCCTTCGTTTTTAACTGGGGCAGCTGTAAAGCCTGACAACTTAGTTTCTTCTTCAAAAGAACGCTCTGAAGTTTCTGTTTCAAAGATTTCTTTATGCTCTTCGCCGTACTTGGCATACTCTAATCCAAATAGGGCGTTAAGTCCTGGTAATAACTCTTTTAAGAGTTGTGCGCGTGAAATAGCCATTTTTAATTAGCTCCTATTAAGATAAGTTATTGCCAGTTGTAATTTCTAATTGTGGCTGATTGAACTTAACAATAACTTCAGTAAAGTTAGTTGCGTTAAGAGCTGTTTCAGGAACAACGTCGATTACACGGACTGGAAGAATCGCTGTGTTAGCAGCGGAGCCTGATATTACTGACAAACCTGAATTACCTGTGGCGTTAGTGCCTGAGCCAGTAGCAATTGCCATGTTTGTACCAACAACCGCACGTGTTACAGAAGTAACAACGCTTGTATTGCCAGAAGTAGTAACTGCAGCTTTAAATGCAGCTTGTGGGTCCAATACAACAAACGCAACAGCGCTTGTAACGCCAGTTGGGTAGTATTGAGCCTGTACAGTCTGACTTGAGCTGTTTACATATTGGCAACCTACAAACACGCCCAAAGTTGGTTGTGCTGTAACGTTATCACCAATTGCTGATTTTTCTACTGTGCCACCAACGACTAGTTTAACTACGTCACCGTTGTAAATTGCTGTTCCGTATGCAGATGTAATTGGAATCTGACGGATAGCACCGGCGTAAGGCATGCCGTCTACACGATTAATAGCTAAAAAGCCGTATGGAGCGCTTACTGTTGGATAAGCCATTTAAATCTCCTAAAATTAATAAAATTATTCACCTTTACCAAAGGTAGTCGTAGACTTTTTCTCGTTAAAGATAGGCATACGAGCGTCGCTCTGGCGCATTAAAGTATTGTCAACTGCACGCATCTGATTGTCTGTATTTTGTTGCACATACGCATTACGCTGCGCTACAAACTCTTTAGGCGTCTTCATTAACAATAACCCACCGATTTCGATTTTGTCTTTATATCGACCTTCTCTACCGGCTAACAGTTGTAATTCTGATTGTTCTTCTATAGCTACCGATTCCCAGCCTTCCTGCATCGCTTTTAACACGTTGCGGTCGTCTGATTGTCCATTGATAGAAGTACGTACCCATCTGTATTCATAGCCTTCTTGCTTAACAGGCTCTGGTAACAGGCCAGCTGGACGCCACTGTTTAGGACGCTCAACCGATTCACGGGTTTCTAATTCGCGTGCAAGTCTATTTGTTGTTTGGTTTGAAGCCATTTTTTAACCCTCCAGTTTTTGCAATTCACGAGCATATTGCTCAGGTGACAATCCAAGTTTCTTCGCTAACGCGACTTGAGTTGCTTTTAGCACAATTCTTTTTGACGCCGTGCTGCGCGTTGCAGGTGCAACCACTGGTGCGGATTTTGCCTCAGTGCGCTGACTAGGCTTGCCGCCCCCAGTCTGCGTTTGTATTTCTACTTCATCGGAGAAATTCTCCGGGAATCGCTTGCGTATTGTGTTATCAATACGTTTAAAGTAATCTTCCGAACCAACAAATTGCTTTCCGAAATTGTTTTCTAACTTGCTATGCACCGCTAAAGCCAAAGCTGTCATTTCTTCATCTGCGCCATACCAAGTGTTCTTATCAAGCCACTTTTGCGTAGTTGGGTCAATCTTTGGTTGTTCTTTATACGTGCTTTGTGGTATTTGTACATCTTTTTCGTCTGCTTGTAAAGTAGTAGGCCTAAAGTTTTTACTTTGCTGTGATTTATAGCTTGCTTCGTTTAAAGCTACTTGAGCATCCGCAATAGCGTCGGAGTCACCAGAATCAAGGGCTTCTTTGTAGCTACGCTTAGCTAATTGAAGCTGAGATTCGGCAGCACCTTGGGCTACTTCGATATAAGTTTTTTCACCTGAAGAATACGCTTCTTTAAGTTTCTTGTTCTCGTCAAGTAACTGCTGAGCCACGCGAACTGCTTCTTGTTGCTCACGTTCAGCGGCATCAGCACGGCGACGCTCGTCATGCCAAACCTTCTTCATTTGGTCAATCCGCTGTTTTACCTTCTTAGAATAGTCCTTAAGGTCGTCTTCTTCTAATTCTTTAACGGTGTCCTTGTCTAAAGGAACCGCATTACGGTCTTTCTCAGGCGTATCATCTTCGACTTCAATATCAAAGCCTTTGTCTTCTGCCTCAGCTTTACCACCTTCATCCAGATTTACAACGTCATCTTTGTCGTCGATTTCATCTGGGAATTTAAATTCGTCTTGTTCAAAATTTGGCATGTTTTACTCCTTATTTGCGCTTGATGCCGCGAGGGTCGTCAACTACGGCCTCTACAGAATCATCGTTAATGATGCGGAATTCTCTTCCGTGGATTACTAATCTTGAACCAGTATGTGGGCGAATTAATACAAAATCGCCTTTTTTACACCAAGGGCCGTTTGGAAAACGAACTTTATCTGTATAACAATCTGGGCCTAAATCCACAACAAACAGCACTGTGGTCAAGGCTTCTTCAAAATTAATAGTTGCGTCAGCTTTAATCAAGCCGCTGTCGTACTTTTCCTCAATTTCAGGAATTGCACACAAAATGCGATAGCCTTGCGGCTTCGGTAGTTGCGATGCTTTTTGTTCTGGCGATGTATCTAGAATTGCTCCTAGGTCCACTGCCTGTGACAAATCAATCGTCATCAGAATTCTCCAGTTTTTTTGCAAGGTCTCTAATTGCTTGTTCTGCGTAGGATAGACCCCGAATTTCCCCGCATATTGCGCGATACTCCGCGTAATCTTTTGCAGACCCACCCTCTAGGGCTATGGTCAGTGATTCTTTTTTCTCACGGCATTCTTTTACTAACACTTCTAGTGCGTTCATTTATTACCTTTTGGTTGGTTCATCTGCGCTCTACTACGAGCGATTTCTGTGCCAATTTTTAAGCCTTCTATCTGGTCTTTAGAAGCTAGTTCAGCCCTATCTTTGGCAGCTTTTGCGCCAACTTGCATGCCGGCGATTTCTTTCTGTGAAGCAATACGTTCGCGTTCAATATCAAGCTGGTCAACCTTAGTTGCTGCATCGATTTGTAGTTTCTGTTGCTTAAGTTGCAACTCACCCTGTTTAATCTGCAACTCTTGTTGTTGCATTTGGATGAGTGGGTCTTGCGCCTGTTGCTGGGCGGCTTGTGCAGCAGCTTCCTGCTGGTTTTGTTGTAGCATTTGCTGAGCTGCTTGAGCAGCCATTTGAGAAATACGTAACTCCATATCCTCTGGAATGCCTTGGTCATCTTCTTCGTTTGTACGAGGAATTTCCATACCCATACGCATTTCAAGCTGTTTCTTGTATTCATAACCAATGTGCTCATTAATATGAGCCATAGCAGTGGCTTGAATTTGCTGAGCCATAGGATTCATTTGCATCAACTGCTGAATCTTAGGGTCTTGCATAGCAGACATATGCACTTGGATATGGGCTTGATGGTCTTGGTAATAGAACGCTTTTACAGGTTTAGACATCAAAATCTGTTGATTCTCAGTCACTGGGTCCTGAGGTTTTTTATCTTCCTCAACTGGAACAAGTTTCTGGTAATTCTTAATGCCTAAAACATCTAACATCTGACGATGTAATTTCGGTAAGTCATATAGTTGTGGAGCAGTCTGGGCTAATTGAAGAGCCGCTTGGTACTGAACAACCTTCTGTGACATTGTTGCAGCATTAGGGTCTGACACAGGGATAACGTCCACCATGTCGTAATCGCTACGCTTAGCAAGTCTTGAGCCTTCAACTGGTTCATAGTCATAATCCGGTGGTGTGTAATCAGCAATAATTCGCTTCAATAGTTTTAATTCTTGCTTCATTGAATAGTGAATACGTGCTTGTACCGCACTCATCACTTTCAAGGTTCTTTCCAAGATAGCCAATGTTGTGCCAACTGGTGAGTTAGCTGACATATCGGACACCTTCATGTCTGAGGCTGACGCAAAGCGGCGACCTTCTTCAACAATCTGGTTCATCAATGTGTATAAAACTTGGCTTGGCTCTTTATATGGCAACGGTAGAATGTTGTCACGCATAGTGCCTGACGGAACATCCACGTCACGGAACTCACCTGGGCTTATCGGAGTGTCGTCACCCTTGATGCGCATGCCTCTAGTTTTGAAACCGCCTGGCAGATTAGATAATGTACCAGCGTCGACAAGCTGGCGAAGGATAGAAGTACCAGACTTAGCAAAAGCACCAATAAGATGGATAAGGCCAAACGCATAGAAGCCAAAACCAGGAATATACGGGTAGTGGACGAAGTGATTACGTTTTGATTGTGTCTTATCATCTGGTTCCCAGTTTCTACGAATAGCTAGTACCGTGCCGGTACCTTTCTCAAGAGTAACAACGTATGGTAGAGCAATACCTGTAGCTTCCCCATCTTCATCTGTATGCTCATAGCCTGGAATATCCAAATCCACGTGCATCTCAAGTAGCTTGAAGCGGTCATCGGATGTAGCTCTGAAGCCCATCTGTTCTGCAATCTTCTTCTCTATATCATCTAGAGAGTTAACTGGGTCGCCTAAGTCTACGTCACGATAGAACCCAGCTGCCTGTAATTTAAGCAACTCATTCTTAGTCTTACGCATTACGTGAGTTACACGCTCAGCTGACTCTAAGTTAGACGCACCATAAGGAACAACCACATCTTCAGCCGGAACGAATATAGACGCTTGACGGCTAAGACCTGGGTCGTAATAAACTTTTTTGAACGCATTACCAGAAAGACCTAAGCCCCATAACATACGCTCATGCTCAGGGCGATACTCTTTCATTACATCGGTTAACTGGTAGTTCATGTCCGCAGCCACTCGAACAGCCGCATCTTTTTTCTCTGTTGTTTCTTTACCAATAATCTCTGTCTTTACAGGACCTGCTGCTGGAAACGTTTCCATCATGGTCTCAGCTTGGAACTTAACTAGCGCTTCTGATAATAGTGGGTGATACACACCGCATGCACCTTCCCAAGGTTCAGCTCTGTCTTCAATCTTCATACCTAACAGCTCTAAGCCGTCAACGTATGTTTGCATCCAATCTTTGCGGGCGCCAACGTCGCCTTCAAAATCGTCAATTAAGTCACTAGCTAATTTTTGTAACTCGTTATCACTAATATCTTCAGCCAAGTTTGCAGAGAAGTCATCTTCATCTTCTTCTGCCTCTTCAATTTTTAAAATTGGTTGTCCATCAATACCAATAGTTACAGATTCTGGGTCTTCAATCTCAATCTCCAGAGGAGCAAATCCCTGAGCCATTGCTTCTTCTTCAGTGCCTAGAGGTGCTTGGTATAAACCTTTATCAATTGCCATTTTTTAGCCTTTAGTAGTATGGAACTTTCCGACGGAAACCTAATGGTTCTTCATCTTCGTCGGAGTCTAATCGGATAAATCCGCCACGTCTGAATCTTAACAGGGCTTGGGATGTGCTGTCTACTAAGTCATCATGTTCGCCCGAAGGAAAACTTGCTACTTCTTCAACTACCTCATCAGCCCACCGAGTTGCTGGAACCCACACCCGCCCTGAAGCAAAGATGTCGGCTACCGCATTAAGTCTTGCAATCTTGTCGTTACCTTTACTTGGGGTGAACTCTTGCACTGGAATTCCCATGGCTCTAAGCTCATATATAAGTGGGCCCCCGGAAGCTTTGGCTTCCACGATGAACGCATCTGGGTCCCAGTCTTTCCACTCCTCATAAGCCCGTTGTTTAAGTTCCGGGAACTCCATACGCTTCTTAAATGAGTTAAGCAGGATGATATTTGCCTGGTCAATCCCTGTATCGTCGGGTTGATAGAACACTCCCCACGTTGTACACGCCGAATAGTCACTTCGTTCAGTCTTTGTAAACGCCGTATCCCATGACTGGATGACAAACTCACAGCTTGGTGGTCTTTCTTCTTCCCAAATCTTCCACCATTCACGTTTAATAATGGCTGAAACCTCAGAAGTCGGCTGTTGCATGTACTGCGCCATCCATTTGCCAACCGGAAGTTCATTTTTTAGTGCTAAAAGCTCTTTTTGTTCCCAAAACTCAGGCCAAAGCGGTCTGTCATCATCAAAAAGTGCAGGAAACTCAATAACTTCCCAGCCTTCACCGTTTCTAGCGGCGTCTGCCTTGACTACTCGACCCGTTAAGTCCTTCTTAGACCATCGAGTCATAACAATTATGATGGAACCCCCTGGTTGTAGACGCTGACGAGGGCCAGATGTGTACCACTCGTACGTTTTGTCGTACACCTCAGAGTTAGTTTCTGCTAACGCAGCCTCTTGTTCCGAGTGCGGGTCGTCAATAATAAGTATGTCCGCACCTTTACCAGTAACCGCGCCCCCAATACCAATCGCAAAATAGTCTCCGCCCTTGTTAGTGGCCCATCGCCCAGCTGCTTTTGAGTCTGCTTGTAAGCCAACTCCGGGAAATATGCTTTTGTAGACATCAGAGTCCACCAAGTTACGTACTTTTCGACCAAATCCCACGGCCAATTCAGCGGTATGAGAGGTCTGAATGACCTTTTTCTGCGGATATTTACCCAGAAACCAAGCGGGTAACAAATAAGAGGCAAACTCAGACTTAGTATGACGAGGAGGCATATTAATAATAAGCCTTTTACACTCCCCACGAGCCACTCGCTCGAACGCATGAGCCATCTCAACATGGTGTCTCCCGTTAATGAATGTCGGCCAAACTTTTCTCACGAAGCTCATGAAGTCTACTTGCGCAGCTTCTTTGCCTTTTAGTTCTTCTAGTCTTTCTAGTTCTTCAAGTAGTCTTGCTTGCTCCGCCTCTGGTAGGAGATGCAGAATTTTGGGAATATCTTTCAGGGATACAGTCTCTAGGACACTACTCACTCTTGCCCCCAGGTTTCTCCGATACCGCCACCCCCAGCACATCATCTAGAACTTCCGCCGTTGGCGTGATTGGCTCAACATCCACCACATCCGTTTTAAGTAAGCGTCTGATTCGCTCCTTGATTGCAGATTCTAAATCAGTAGAGTTCTTGTAGTTCACGGTCACTTCACTGCGCTCTGTGAACAGGGCTATATCCGAATGCTTACCTAACAATTCGAGTGCCTTAAGCTCAAACCTAGGGTCCCCACAGTTAGCTAATTCTAGTAACTTATTAGTAAGGGCCGCTCGTACATCTGATACATCTGCTGCCAACCGTGCGCTGTATGTACGAAGAAACTCACGTGCAGCAAATGCCGCCCCTGGGGTGGTTAGCGCTTTAGGGTCTTGATTTTTAACTGCTTTATCAATGAGGTTAGCTGCCGCTTGGGCATCTTCTGTGCTCATTTCTGGGGGTCCGCCTAAGGCTTCAAGCAAGTCTGCTGTGTTAGCAGCAATCGCTAAATCCTCGGCAAAGGAAGAGGTCTCCGGCTTCTCGTCGGAATATGGGACAGGTGTGTCCTTATCAGGTTCTATATTAATACTCATGCAGGGCGAATCGGGTGCGCTCCAGTTGTTTGGTGTGAGTATATACAGATTTTAAAAAAGTGCAAAACTTTTTGTGGGGTGGGGGTACTTGTGCTAATTATAAAAATGCAAGGTTTAACGTTTACAGGATATTTAGCGTCGCCGAGCCGACGTTCACACTTTCCCCCCGTTTGCTCACTCTCACATAAGCAAAATTAGTTTAACAAAAAATATACCCCCCGTGTATGGGACCCTAAATAAAAAGATAGGGGGTGGGTTCTGCTATGGAGAATAAGGTACGTCTTGGCGGTTATTTAATAGGGGGTGGGGGTACTCTAATAGGAGTAGATACATTAAGGTACCAGGACGTAAAAGAACTAAAAAAGTGAGGGCAAACTATAAAAATAGTTATCTAACGTGCAAATTAGTGAGTAATAGGCAGTAGGAGTCCCATTATGACATTTAGGGGGGGCGGGTGTCGTGCTTGCAAATCATATAACAATGTTATGGGGTAGGGGTTAATTATTCTTTCCATTGATTTGTATTTTGTGACACAATCTGATTATAATGACATCAAGCGCTACAGATTACAGCGCTCTATAAAATGTAATCGGCGCTGATTCTAAGACACTAGATATATGCGCTGACCGCTTTGACCTAGGGGCTGACCGCCCTAGCGAGTGCGAAGTTAGATAGCGATATCTTGTTCTTAATTCTTTTAACCCTTTAGGAGTTTTATCAATCATGGAAAATATCCATACAGTAATAAGCCCTGTTGATTTGGAAGCTCAAATCACAGAAGCCCGTCAACAAGTAATAGAGTCAGAGCGTGGCGGATACGGTGCGAAGAAGCGCTATGCTTCATTGTTGAATCAGAAGTTTGAATTCAATTGGTTTGAAGTAAAACATACCGACATCACTGATGAAGGTAAAGCGGTTCGCAAAGAGAAAGAAGTTTTCTTCGGTGAGCTTAAGAAAATCAATCACATCAACCCTAGCAAGATTTGGAAAGATGTGCGTGAATACGGTAGAGCCGAGCGCTTCCCTGTAGAGAAGAAGTTAGACTCTGAAGGTAATGAAGTAACCGAAGTAGAAGAAGGTAAGAGCGGTGCGAATCACAACCGCTCACCTATGCTTCGCAACGTGGAAGAATTGACCGCTCTGTGGAAGTTTAACAAGCGCCAAGAGTCTATCCCTGATAACTTACAAAAAGCCACTGTGAAAATCGGTGAAGCCTTGCAAGCTCTGGGTGTGAATCTGTCAATGATTCAGTAATCAATAGGGGGGCTAACAACCCCCCGCTTCTTAGGAGTTTACAAAATGAAATATCCAATATCAATTTTTGATGTTCAAAAAGATTTAAAAGTTTGGGGCTTTTGGTTTGTGATTAATCAACACGGCTTTACCCCTCGCACACTATGGTTAATATTTGTAGCTAAGCGCATGAACCCTTCTTTTTAATTGGAGTGAGTATGAAAACAATTTTTAAATACATGGTTGAGTATGTGTCAAACAAAATGCTACACACAGAGCTTTTTGACACTGAAGCCGAAGCCCGCAAATATGTTGATGACCTGTATAACGAATGCCTGTTATCAGCTTCAGTCATCAAGGTCAGATATATACCTTAATCAACCCCCCCAAGCCCGCCCTGTGCGGGTTTTTTTTTCGCCCAAAATTTCCCGCTCTAAATAACAATGTTATCCCGCCCCCGAAGTGATAGTTCTCAGGGACGCGAAAGGTTGCACATTCTTTTGTCGCATTACGCAAGGCAGACATGATAGTTCTAAGGGACGCAAGACGCTAAAACATAAACCTAACAATGTTATACAGTTCTGAAATATTTTGAATTTATTTCCAGAAAACTTGATTATGACACTATTTTGTTATACAATTAAGTATAGTAAGAAATTGCAGTAAAGGTTTAGTTGGGTCGCCTGTTTAAAGAACCTAACAATGTTATATGGAGTTTTAATCAAAATGAATACATTAAATAACGAAGTGTTAGCTGGCAAAATCGCTATTGCAATGGATAGCGTAGTAGATAGTGTTAGAGGGTCTTATGGTGCGCAAGTTAGCTTAGCTAGTTTGTTAAACCAAAAGTATGAGTTCAATTGGTTTGATGTTACGCATACCGATACCTCAGACGAGGGCAAGCAAGTTCGCAAGGACAAGGAAACCTTGTTTGAAAAACTCAAGGCGATTGACCATTCTAACCCTAGCAAGATATGGGCAGATGTTCGCAAGTATGCTCGCTTGGAGAGATTTCCTGATACTAAAGTAGAGGGAGAGGTTCAAGATGGTGAACAAGGCGAAAGTGGTGCTAACCACAATCGTAGCCCAATGTTGCGAACAGTTGAAGAATTGACTGCTTTGTGGAAATTCTTAAAGCGTCAAGAAAACCTTGACCCAAAACTCAATGGTGCATTGTTGCATATTGGTAAGGCGTTAGAGGAGTGTGGCGTTAAGTTGAATATGATTCAATAAGACCTGCTACGCTAGGCAGAGGGAGACCTGAGGGTCTCCCTTTTTTTGTCCTCGTTTTTATGACCTAACATTGTATAACAATGTTAGACTTGTAAGATGGGGAAGTGATAGTTCTCAGGGACGCAAGACGCAAAAAGCAATGTTAGAAATGTTTGTTGGGAATGCTTTGTGGTTTTCTAACATTACGCCTATATAAATCAAGGACTTACACCTAATGTTAGAAATGCAAAAACGAATTCTAACATTATAAAAACCTTTG